TGGTAAATACGGAAGGTTATGATTACCCTCGTTACACTGGTCTTGAACTTTAAAAACTGAAGAAAGCAAAAAGCAGGCTTAGCGGCCTGCTTCTTTGATATAGGCAATACAATTATTGCAGATGAGCTTTCCTTTGAATTCACGTGTACCTTTTGCATTGCCGCAGATTGCACACTGTGGCTCGTACTTGCCGAGGATAATGGTATCTTCACTGGTGAAAATCTCAAGTGGTGATTTCTGATCGATGCCGAGTGTGTCTCTTAGTTCTTTTGGGATGACGATTCTTCCAAGCTGATCAACTTTCCGAACAATGCCTGTTGATTTCATTTGCACCTCCTAGGTTGTTACTACTATGGTATATGAAAGAAATTACCAATTCAATGGTAGAGCTTCCAATTCCAAAAATAAAAATATATCACTTGCTATATCCTGTGTTTAGAGTGATATATGTAAGTACCAAAACGAAGGAGGTATGAATATGGACCGGAAAGAAATGATCAAACAACTGGGCGAGCACTTTGGCGTGAAACCTAAGTACCTTAGTGTTCCAAGCTTTGCTTATGAAATCAGAACAGAAAATGAAGTTTACACCATTGACAGACATGGTGGTATTACGAGAGGCGATGGAGAGCCCATCACAATGGAAGAAATCCTGAATCAACAATTGGAGCCAGAGCCACTGACTGATCAAGAGGAAAGTGATGAAGTGCAGATGAATCAAACTGAAACTGATGAGGCAGCTCAAAATGCTGAATCGACTAATCTGCTAGAAGAACTTAGTGGGGTTGAAGTTAAACTGAACTTTGAAGAGCATACAGCTGATAGCCTGAAGAATATCATCAACATGCTCTACAGCAAGCAGCGACTTATTATGATGGCTTTTGAAACAGAGGAAGCCTTCATGGATGATGGGTTTGCTGAAGACCTGAACAAGCCAGAGATTAAGGATTTAGAGGGACTTAAAGAAGCCCTTGAAGAACTGGGGACAAACAGGTGTCCAGGATTTCAGATTGATTTTAATGAGAAGACGTTCACCTTCAAACTTCACAGCTCAAACTTGAATCCAGAAAGGATCAAGGCGCTTCAGGATTTATGTGTTCTCATAGCGAACTACGGAAGAACCTTAAACCGCGCATCCTACAAACAGGCCCAAGATGATAATCCAAAGTATGCCCTTAGAACCTGGCTGATTCGTATCGGGATGAATGGACCGGAGTATAAGGAAACCAGAAAGACACTCCTAAAGCACCTGGAAGGAAGCGGGGCTTTTAGAAAGGTGGATGAAAATGATGAAACCTAAATGCAGACTCATCGGAGAGGATGGAAACATCTTTAATCTCATGGGGATTGTATCACGAACCCTAAAGGAAGCTGGGGAGCCTGAAAAGGCAGATGAGATGGTAAAGCGAATAACAACTGAAGCCAAGAGCTACGATGAGGCACTTGCTATGCTCATGGACTATGTAAATGTGGAGTAGGAGGTGTAAGTAGATGGATCGATTTTTTAGTCAGAAGTATTGTGACCGCTGCGGTGGTAGCTTAGAAGGTGGGCGAATCATGTCCATGTTCAATGAGCAGTGCATCTGCATGAGTTGCAAAGAGAAGGAAACAAAAGACCCTGAATACAAAAGGGCCGTGGAAGCAGATCATGAAGAGATTCGAAAAGGGAACTTTAATTATAAAGGAATCCGTGGGAAGTAATCCTTGACTAATTTAGCCTTCAGAGTGATATATGTATATACCAAAACGAAGGAGGCGAAAGGAATGGAGATTTTCTACACGGTAACGATGCAAACGAAAGCGGGTAAGAAGCTATACCTCAGCATGTGGGATGGCCACCCAAAATGGACCTTTGATTTTGACGAAGCCTGCTACTGGGACACCGAAGAGATGGCTGAGAAGTTTTCAAAAGAATGGCTCAAGAGCTTCACAGGATGGGTAGTTGAAGAAATTAAAGTCGACATAAACAAAGTAAATTAATAACATTTGGAGCCTGAAAATGGCTCTTTTTCTTTGCAGTAAATGAAGGAGGTGAAAGTTATGGCAGGTAGAGGAAGACCACCAAAACCTACAGCGGTCAAAGAGCTGGAAGGTAATCCAGGCAAACGACCACTGAATAAGAACGAACCGAAACCAAAACAGATAGCACCCAAGTGCCCGTCATGGCTGGAACCGGATGCCAAGAAAGAATGGAGAAGGCTATCAAAAGAGCTGGAAGCCATGGGACTACTTACGGAGGTGGATATGGCTGCCTTTGCCGGGTACTGTCAAGCCTACGCTAGATGGAAAGAAGCAGAGGAATTCATCTCAAAGCATGGATCCATTTTAAAGACCGCTTCAGGGTATATTCAGCAGATTCCTCAAGTGTCCATTGCCCAGCAAAACCTTAAACAGATGAGAAACTTCTGCTCAGAGCTTGGGCTAAGCCCATCGGCCAGAAGTAGACTCAACATCAATAACAGTGGGAACACCATCGAGGGTGATGCCATGGAAGAGCTGCTTTCAAATGTACCAAAGGCGGAGGACATTCTGAAAAAGAGTAAGGACGAATAATTTGAAAGGAGGAGACGCCTATGCCATTTAGTGAAGCTCATGCGAATCATGCCATAAATTTTATCGAACAACTGAAGCTGACCAAGGGCAGATGGGCCGGTCAGCCTTTTAAGTTACTTCCCTGGGAGAAGGATCTGGTGAGGCGTCTCTTTGGAACCTTGAGAGAAGACGATACCCGCCAGTACCGAACCGCTTATGTGGAGATTGGCAAGAAAAACGGTAAGTCGGAGCTGGGCGCAGCCATTGCCCTTTACATGCTTTTAGCTGATGGGGAACCTAATGCTGAAGTGTATGTAGCCGCTTGTGATAGACAACAGGCCAGTATTATTTTCAACACCAGTATGAACTTCGTGGAAGGGAATCCTACCCTATCAAAAGTGACCAATCTGGTAAGGTCCACCAAGCGAATCGTCTATCCAAAGACGGGAAGCTTCTATCAGGTACTAAGTTCCGATGTTAAATCAAAGTCCGGGATCAATGCTTCCTGCGTTATCCTTGATGAGATTTGGACCTATCCGAATCCGGACCTTGCCAAGATGCTGACCACCGGTTCAGGGGATGCCAGAACCCAGCCTCTTTTTTTATACCTCACCACTGCAGGAAATCGACTCTCTGGCTATGGCTGGGAGATGCATCAAAAGGCAAAAGATATATTGGAAGGTAAGAGAGTAGACCCAACATTCCTGGCCATCATCTATGGGCTTGAGGACGATGCGGATATTGAAGATGAAAACAACTGGTATAAGGCCAATCCAAGTCTTGGCCATACCATTTCTATAGAGAGGGTTAGAGAGCACTACAATCAAGTCAAAGACGATCCGGCGGATCTCGCATTGTTTAAACAACTGAGGCTGAACATGTGGTTAAAGCAGGAAATCAAATGGATGCCCATGGATAAGTGGGACCTTTGTAATTTTACTGTAGACCCGGAAGAGCTGAAAGGGCGAGTCTGCTACGGAGGTCTTGACCTCTCCTCAACCAGTGACATCACCGCTTTTGTTTTAGTGTTTCCACCCCTTGAAGAGGGAGATAAGTTTCAGGTGCTCCCATACTTCTGGCTTCCGGAGGAGACCCTTCATCAGCGTGTGAAAAGAGACAGCGTTCCCTATGACATCTGGCACAGGCAGGGACTTCTAAATCTAACAGAAGGAAACGTGGTCCATTATGGATTCATCGAAAAGTTCATCGAGCTACTCGGTGAGAAATACAACATCAGAGAAATTGTCTATGATCGTTGGGGTGCTACGCAGATGAGCCAGAACCTAGAGGGTATGGGATTTACCGTTGTGCCTTTTGGCCAGGGTTTTAAGGATATGTCTCCACCGACAAAGGATCTGATGAGGCTCACTTTAAGCAAACAGATAGCCCATGGTGGGCATCCGGTCTTAAGATGGATGGCAGATAACATTGTGGTAAGAACGGACCCTGCTGGAAACATCAAGGTGGATAAGGAAAAGTCCTCAGAAAAGATCGATGGTATCGTGGCCATGATCATGGGCCTTGCCAGAGCTACAGTGAATCCGACGGATGATGATGGATCCATTTACGATGAACGCGACATGATCATTTTAGGATAGAAGGGGGTGAACATAGATTATGGCGAACTTTTTTAAATGGCTCTTTAAGGCTAGGGCAGAACCCACGGACAGTGTTAGTAGTGCACCGAACTTTTATATGGGTCAAAGCATATCGGGGAAAATTGTCAACGAGCGAAGCTCCATGCAAACCACAGCAGTCTTTGCCTGTGTGCGAATCATTGCTGAGACGGTAGCATCTTTACCTCTTCACACTTACAGGTATCAAGGTGACGGAAAAGAAAAGCTGTACACCCATCCGTTGTATAGGATTTTGCACGATGAACCAAACCCGGAGATGACGTCCTTTACCTTAAGGGAAACCATGATGACGCACCTGCTTCTATGGGGAAATGCCTACTGCCAGATCATTCGAAATGGTAAAGGGGAAGTGGTGCATCTTTATCCCCTGCTTCCCGACAAGATGACGGTGGATAGAGATAAAAATGGCAATCTCTACTACGCTTATAGGAAGGAAACCACCACCCATTATCTAGGCCCTGAGGATGTTCTTCATGTACCGGGTCTAGGTTTTGATGGCGTCATGGGATACTCACCGGTGGCCCTAGCGAAAAATGCCATCGGACTGAATATTGCCGCTGAAGAATATGGCGGTAGGTTCTTTGCCAATAACGCGACACCAAGCGGTATTCTTTCAACTTCAGGAACCATCAAGGATCCTTCAAAAGTGAGAGATGCCTGGCAGGCGGCCTATGGAGGAAGTGGAAACAGCAACAAGGTGGCGGTCCTTGAAGATGGTCTTCAGTACCAAGCCATCAGTATGCCCAACTCCGATGCGCAGTTTCTTGAAACGAGAAAGTTTCAGATCGAAGAGATCTGTAGAATCTTTCAAGTGCCTCCCCATATGGTGGCGGACCTTAGCAAGAGTTCATTCAGTAACATCGAGAACCAATCCATCAGCTTTGTGGTTCATACCATCAGGCCATGGCTGGTTCGAATAGAGCAGGCGATGAATAAGAAGCTCTTTCTTGAAAAGGAGAAAGGTCAGTGTTTCGTGTCTTTCAATGCATCGGCACTGATGCGAGGAGATTATAAATCTAGGATGGATGGATACGCCATCGGTATTCAAAATGGTTTCTTCTCCGTTAATGATGTGAGGAGGATGGAGAACATGGACCCGATTTCTGAAGAAGATGGTGGAGACCTGTATCTTGTGAATGGCAACATGCTACCCCTTAAGATGGCCGGGGCTTATGCAAAGAAAGCCATGGATGAGACTGGTGGTGATGGGTCTTGATGATAAGTGTATAACTTGGCCCATTTCTGTGGACAACTAGAAAACAAATTGGAAGTATCAACAGCATTTCTCAGAATCGAGAAGTGCTTTTTCATGCCCGAAAGGAGGTCGATTAGATGGATAAATTTTGGCGATGGGTGGTGAACGAAGCCGAGGAGCCTACAGTGAGAACCCTGCATCTTGAAGGGTACATTGCAGAGTCTTCTTGGTTTGATGATGATATCACCCCTAAACAGTTTAAGACGGAGCTTTATGGCAGTGGCCCGGAGACGGATGACATTGTTGTAAAGATACACTCGCCAGGTGGAGATACCTTCGCTGCAGCACAGATTTACAACATGCTGAAGGAATATCCCGGCAAGGTCAGTGTCCATATTGATGGGCTTGCAGCCAGTGCCGCTTCTGTCATTGCCATGGCGGGAGATGAGGTGTGTGTTTCTCCGCTGTCAGTAATCATGATCCATAACCCAGCCATGCTTATTGCTGGTGAGGTGGCGGATCTGCAGGTGGGGATTAATCTCCTCAGTGAAGTAAAAGAGAGCATTATCAATGCTTATCAGACGAAGATGGGGCTTTCCAGAGCGAAAATCTCACACATGATGGACGCTGAAACCTGGATGAGTGCCCACAAGGCCATCGAGATGAAGTTTGCCGACAAGATTCTTTATGAACCAGAGACGGTAGATGAAGGTTCCGGTGGCTTTATCTTTGACCAGATGACAGTGACGAACGCTCTAAGAAACAAACTCCCTGGCATTCAGGCGAGGATGAAATACCTAAAAGCACATGATGATGACGCTAGAACTAAGGAGCCGGAAAAGAGTGTAGAACCCGCGCCACAAGGTGAAGACGATTTGAAGGCTCCTGACCATTCAGTAAACCAGATCCCTATTGCCCAGCTGGAAAGACGGCTGGAGCTGATTAAAAATTGGAGGTAATGAATATGAGTAAAATTCAAGAACTAAGAGAGAAACGCGCCAAGGTTTGGGAGCAGGCTAAGTCATTCCTTGATGAACATCGTCAGGAGAATGGTCTGATCAAATCCGAGGACAATGCCGTCTATGAAAAGATGGAAGATGAAGTGGTCAGCCTTGGAAAAGAAATCGAGCGCCTTGAGCGTCAAGAGATGATGGACAGAGAGCTTTCAGCTGCTCTTAGCAAACCGCTTGCATCAAGACCTGATAAGATGACCGAAGAAAAAACCGGCAGAGCATCTGATGCCTATAAAAGCGCCTTTTGGGGTGCCATGAGAAACAAGATGAACCCTGCGGTACACAACGCGCTTCAGATTGGGACCGATTCAGAAGGTGGTTTCCTTGTTCCGGATGAGTATGAGAACCAGCTGATTCAGGCACTTGAAGAGGCGAATGTTCTAAGAAATCTGTGCAACGTGATTACGACCAGCTACGGGGATAGAAAGATTCCTGTTGTAGCAAGTCATGGATCCGCTGCATGGATGGATGAAGAAGCGGCCTTCACTGAAAGTGATGATGCCTTCACTCAGGTGACCCTGTCAGCCTACAAACTTGGTACCATGCTGAAGGTTTCTGATGAACTTCTTAATGACAGTTACTTCGACCTTGAAGCCTACATTGCAGCTGAGTTTGCAAGACGAATCGGTGCCGCAGAGGAGGAAAGCTTCCTCACTGGAAATGGAAGCAGCAAACCTACAGGACTTCTTCATACAACTGGTGGAGCGAGCCTTGGTGTGACTGCTGCAAGTGCAACAGCCATCACCATTGATGAGGTGCTGGACCTTTACCACAGCTTGAAGTCGGCTTATAGAAAGAACGCGACCTTCCTTGTGAACGATGCGACCATCAAAGCAATCAGAAAGCTCAAAGATGGTCAGGGCCAGTACTTGTGGCAGCCATCTGTTCAGGCAGGAACACCGGATACGATTTTGAATCGTCCAGTGGTGACTTCTCAGTACATGCCGGTAGCTGCAGCGGGTGAGAAGACTATTCTCTTTGGAGACTTTAAGTACTACTGGATTGCTGATCGTCAGGGTAGAACCTTCAAACGTCTGAACGAACTCTATGCAGCAAATGGTCAGGTCGGTTTCCTTGCATCTCAGAGACTGGATGCGAAACTAATCCTTCCTGAAGCCATCAAGGTTCTTCAGCAAAAGGCCTAAGTAATTTAACGGGAAGGTGGTCCTAGTTACTGCCTTCCTTTCACTTTGATAAGGAGGGAAAACCATGGGATATAACACGAAAAACTATACCGAACAGGGTGGCGAGAAGACTGTCATCGGTGGAGAGCTTGCCGTTACGGCAGAAGGGAAAGTAACCTTTAATGGTACTCAGCTGAAACCTGCAGCTCTTCAAGCAGACAGTACAGCTGTGGATGTGGCGGACCTGGTGGCTGATTTCAACGCCTTACTTTTAAAGCTTAAAACCGCTGGCCTCATGGAAAGCGAGTGATGGTAGATGACGCTTCTTGAGAAGGTAAAACAAAATCTCATTGTAACCCATAATGAGGATGATGCCTTAATAGAAGGGTTCATTACTGCTGCCATCAGCTATGCCGAAGGTTATCAGCATCTAGGGGCGGACTTCTACACAGAAAACACCATGTCACCGACCACCGAGCAAGGAGTCATAATGCTGGCTTCTCATTTTTATGAGAGTCGTGATGGCTCCACCGGTGGTTTTTTTAATGACAATGTCAGTGCTTCAGAGCAAGTGTGGAAGACGGTACATCTACTTCTACGCATGGGAAAGGAGTGGCAAGTCTGATGAAACGGCTATGGGTGAAGAAAAGAAGGAAACGCCAGAAAAGATGCTACCGAAAAGGCAGACGAAAGGATCGTAGTCATGGTTATGAGGAGAAGGCAGTAAAGGCAGGTGAAGGGTATGAGCTTTGGGAAGATGAACACCCGAATCGACATCATCGATACGATTCCCATGAAAGACGATGAAGGATTCTCTTCAAAGGGAGAAGAGATTATCGCCAGTGTTCGTGCGTATAAGGATGAAAGACACGGTTCAAGAAAGTGGGCCAATATGGCTGCCTACACCAAAGCCAACGCCACCTTTCAGTTTAGACGGATTCCTGATTTGGTGATTGAACCTGGCATGCTGATTCGCTGTGATACCGGGGAGTACAAAGTCTTGAGCGTCGAGGTTATTATGGGATTTTATTTAGAAGTAGCAGCAGAAAAGATTGAAGCCACGAAGGACTAGACCAGCTATAAAATGTCAA